AAATAATAAATTAAACAATAAATTAAACAATAAATTAAACAATGAATTAAACACTGAATTAAATGATAAATTAAACAATGAATTAAACAATAAATTAAACAATGAATTAAACACTGAATTAAACACTGAATTAAATGATAAATTAAACAATGAATTAAACAATGAATTAAATGATAAATTAAAGTGGGTTAAATCTACGAGTTCATGCTGTGAATCAATTAGTTCTGATGAGTTATTAAATTTTAAAACAAAGATAGATATTCAAAAGTTTTTTTTTGAATTAACTGCTACATCAACTTTTAAAATGATTTTTGGTAAAAATGTTAATATGAACATAGCTTTAACATATGCAGAAATGTTTGATAAATGTCAAGAATTAATGTTTAAAAGATATTTTAAACCTTGGTGGAGAATACAAAAATATTTAAATATAGGAGATGAAAAGATAATAAAATCATATATAAAATTATTAGATGATTATTGTTTGGATCATTTTAAAAATCCAGATGGACTTGTAAAATATTGTATTGAAAATGGTTTAAATGAAAAAGATACAAGAGATGTTGTTATGAATATGTTAATAGCGTCAAGGGATACAACAGCTACAGCATTAACTTGGTGTATGTATGAAATAGTTAAAAATCCTCATTTAATAGATAAATTAAGAACAAATGAAGAATTTTTAACAAATTTTATTAACGAAACATTAAGATTGCATCCTCCTATACCATCTGATAGTAAAATGGTTGTAAATGATGATATTTTACCAGACGGAACATATTTACCTGCTAAAAGTGTTATTATTTATAGACCATATTCACATGGAAGATTATTATACCAAGATGGGGATAATTTTAATCCTAACAGAATAACTAATAAATCAGCATATTATAGTCCGATATTTAACGCAGGACCAAGAATATGTTTGGGAAAATATATAGCATTATTACAAATCAAAGTAGTATTATCAACATTAATTAATAAATATAACTTTACAAAAATTAACGATAAAAATCCAGTATGGGTTCCAGGAATAACATTAAAAATGAATGAATTTTACGTGTATGTAAAAAACATAAACTAGGATTCTGGATCAATTACCTAGCGTATGTAAACATTAAATTGAATATTTATTTCTTAAAATATATATATTCAAGATGAATTCATCCGAGTCTGTTAAAAATATTTCTTTTGAATTTTTTTATCGTACGGTAAATTTAGAACTCGTCATTGATCCCGTTATGTGCCCCCTGCTATACAAGTCCATTATACGACTAGACAAACAAAAAAACCTTCTTGGTAATTTTAATGTCAAAAACTCAATTAAAGATACAAGTAATATGAGTTAACTATCTAACAAAGCGGTTAAAAAAATTTTAAATTAAAAATTTAAAATTAAAACATACGAACCAAATTTATACTAAAATAACTTAAGGGCATTTTAACAATTTAGTTGTTAAAATGCCCTTAAGTTATTTTAGTGTTTGCTGAGAATGTTTCACTAAAATACAACTTGGTGTAAAAGGTTGACCAACTTTTTTTTGGTAATAATAACAATAGGATTTATGTTATTATAATTAAGATGTTTACAGTGTTTTTTAGGTATTAGACATTTAAATTCTACATTTGTTAAAAAATATGGTAGCTAGAAGCACTTTTAATAAGTATTTAAAACTTATTTTATTAAATTAAAATGATAATTACTTATTTATCAGATTTACATTTAGAATTTTTAAAACCAAAAGCTGTCTATAAATTGTTAGAACAAATTGTTTTACCAAAATTAAATGAAATTTGTGTATTAGCAGGTGATATTGGTAATATACACACAAATAAAGAATGTTATGATATATTTATAAAATTTATTAGTAAAAATTTTAAAAAAACATTTGTTATTACTGGAAATCACGAATATTATAATAAACGTTGTACAATACCTGAAACAGACATAATTATGTCTGATTATTTTAAACAGTTTGATAATATAAGTTTATTAAATAATACATTTGAATTGTATGATAATCATTGTTTTATAGGAAGTACTATGTGGTCTAATATTACAGATTTTAGATATAAAATTAATGATGTAAAAAAAATACCAAACTTTAATTGTATTCAATATAATGAATTAAATGCTTCTTGTATAAATTTTTTAAAAGATATTATTTCTAAAAATGATAATTGTATTGTTATTACACATCATATGCCTTCTGAAAGCCTCATTCATCAAAAATATAAAACACTTGAAATGCAACTATATAATAAATGGTTTTATTGTGATATGGATAATGTCATTAAAAATAATAAAGAAAAAATAAAAGCGTGGATTTATGGTCATACTCATACTCCATCAAATACGAAATTACACACAGTTACAGTCGTATGTAATCCAATAGGATATCTAAATGAAAATAGTAATAATGATTTTAATAAAATTATTGAACTAATTTAATTAAAAATATATAAAAAACGGTGTAATTACCGTGGACTTGAATAAGAATTAGAATTAAAATTATTATTATTATTTTCAATAGGAGTTATTTTCCAATGAGATATAACATTAATTGTTATCGAAGAATTAACACCGTTTTTTAATGAAACTTTTCCTTTCCACCATTTTGTTATATTCCATATGTTAACTATATTTTTATATTTTTCATGACTATCATCAAAAGTGTTTATGTAATATGACATTTATTTTTATTTATATAATAAATAAAAATATTCAATAATAAATGAATACAAGTAACGATACAAGTGAAGATACAAGTGACGCTACAAGTGACGCTACAAGCGACGCTACAAGTGACGCTACAAGCGACGCTACAAGTGACGCTACAAGCGACGCTACAAGTGACGATATAAGTGACGATATAAGTGATATGGGAAGTTCTTGGATATTTATAGTTCAAATGATAATGTTAATGGCAAAGCATCAAGAATCATGTATATTTTTACCAGTTACAATGTATGATACAGAAAGTGTTAATTTATGTACTAAGTATGGTCATTGTCAAACATCATTTACATGGAATAATGTTACAAAAAAATTGCATGAACCTTCATTATTACTTTTGGACGTAAATAATGAACAAATACTTGAATGTACTAAAAACTCAAGAAGATTTGTTGTTTTTCCTTTATCTATATATAACGGAATTGGAAAGGCTAGTCATTCTAATGTTTTAATATACGACAAAATAGAAAAATCTATAGAACGATATGAACCAAATGGATACATCTATTCTACTGATGAAAAGATGGATAAAGAAATTGCTAAACATTTTGGTAGCATATATAATTTATTTAATAAAGACGACTACAAAGACGACGTATTTACAACATATTACCCCCCTATAAATTTTTGCCCTCGTATTGGAATTCAATATTTACAGTCACAAGAAGCGTTTGGTATTTTGAAAACCAAAGGAGCATGTAGTGTATGGTCTGTTGTTTATGCAGATACAAGATTATCAAATCCGGATATACCAAGAAATAAAATAGATGCTAAAATATTACGCAATATAGAAGAAAAAAATACTGATTTGAATACATTTGTTTTATCTTATGTACGTAACATTAAAAACGTATCTATGTTATTAAAAGAATCAACATCAGAAGAAGATATACTTAAAATTCTTATAAATAATATACAAGTTTAGTATTAATAATTGAATATTTTAATTATTAATTATTTTTTTTAAAAATGTCTAAAGCCGAAATAACAAACGAAATATTGTCTTTATATGATTTATCAATTATATGTTTTGAAAATATTAATACTTATATAATAACGTATATAACACGTAATATAACACCTAATATAACACGTGTTATAACACGTAATATAACACGTGATATAACACGTGAAAAAAGAGTTATTTTTTGTATGATATGGTTTGTTATAACACTTTTTTTTTCTCCTTGTTTTAAAGTTTTTTTTAAAATGTCACATATTGCTGGAGGTTTAATTGGATTTATAACTACATATCAGATTTATTACACATACGGAGCAAAACTTACAGGTCAACCAGCGTGGGGTATGTTAAAATACAGTGGATGGCATATACATCACTGGTTTTACTGTGTAAATATACTTGTAATATTGTTATTATTACTTGATACAGTTCATCCTATTATAATAGGACTTTGTTTTGGCGGTATTGTTCATGGTATACAATTTTCAGACTGGTATAATTTTAAAGATAATAAAGAATCACATAACGTTTTAATTCCCCCCTCGTTTTCTGAAAAACCAATGTGTTAAAGAATTATTATATTTAGTTAAAAATTGAAACATAAATATGAATATGAACATGAACATGAACATGAACATGAACATGAACATGAACATAATTAGTAAAATAATTAAGATACAAAAATGGGTTCGACATTTTCTTAAAGGTAAGAAAATAAGAAATAATATGAAATACCAATACAAAGGTTTATTTAAGTTAAAATCATTTGTAATAAGGTGTGCACTTGATGATTTTACATTTACTTACTGTAAAAGTTATAAAAAATATATTGAAAATGTGTACAATAGTATAGAAGTGTTAATTAATCAAGACTCGGACGATGAAGAAAATTATTCATTATCATTTGATCAAATAACAATTATTAAAAATATTTTAAAAAAATCACGTATAACTTTTTTAGATGTAAAAACAGTATTAAAACAGCTTTCTGTAGATCAAATTCAGTTTATTCAATAACGGATGTATGGTCCTAATGTTCCATCTGTATTCACTATTTGTTTAAATGAGGGCATAGTTAGGTCAAGTGAAATAGAATTAAAATAAACAATTTTTAATATATTTTTTTTAAAATTAAAAGATACAAATCCAAAATTATTAGAATAAAACTTAGTAATCTCCCGATAATCACCTTCTATTAAATTTTTATCTAAAGGTGTTCCTCCTGATCCAGCAATTATTAAAGACATATTATTAGTTTTATCATATAAAAATTGTTGATTGTGTTCATCAGCGCAAAAATATGCTTGTACTTTAGGATATTTTTGATTGTTTATAAGTTTAAAAAGATTATCAAGATTTTTATTTAAAAGAAAATTTGGTCCATTTTTATTTTTATTTTTTTTGTGAAGATTTGATTTGTATGGAATATGACCTATAATAATATTCCATAAACAATTATTTTTTATTAATGTATCTAAAACCCACTCTGTTTGAGTTTTAATCATTTCTGTGTTGTCGTATTTTTTTCCAGAACAATTGATAGGTTTTTCTTCAAACATATTCGTATCTATAACTATAAAATTAACTTTAAAATTATCTACTTTAAAATCACCTTTCATTTTATATATAACATTGTAGTAAACACCTGGTAATCTATATTTATGTTCTGGATGATTTTTAGCAAATTCTAATTGTTGATTTAAATCATAACAAGTTGCAATATCATGGTTTCCTATAGCCACGTAAAAATCTTTAACATTTACCTTATTAAAACAATCTACAAATCCTTCGTGTAATTGTTTTATTATATCTTGACTTGATATACTACTATCTAATTTATATATTTCTTTGGTAGGAGCTTGTCTTGAATCAACAAGTTTTATTAACAACTCTTTTGGTATTTCATAACCATATACATTATCACCAGCCAAAAACACAGCCTGAGTGTCTATTTTATGTGTGTATTTTATTAGACCTTTTACAACTCGTTTTGATCCGTATTGTTTTTTGTATTCTTCAAAAAATGTATTTGTATTATTATCATCATTATATTCGCCTTTATCATTATATTTAATTAATGTTTTTTCGCCATCCCAACAATATACTCCCCAGCAACCAGTCATAATAACATTTAAAAAATTAGACTTAATTTCTTTTTTCTTAATTTGTAATTGTTTAGGACATTTAATATTATCGTTATAATCTGTACAGTCCAATTCCATTTATATTAAAAAATAAATAATTTAAACAATAAAACATTTTATTGTGTCACATTTATTCATTATAGAAGCACATACTCTATGTCTACCATTCATAACAATATATTTTTCACCTAATCCTTTACTAACATAAATTGGTTTAATGTTAGTTTTATTTAAGACATTCTCAAGTTTATCTTGATTTAATTTAAATGTATCTAATTCAATTATGTTATTTAATAACTTGGTTGGAAATAAACAGCCATTTTCCTCCACCATATTTGCTACTTTTTCATCAAACAGTAAATTTGATATATTAAGTGTTGTTAAATTAAGCATTTTAAATAATTATATTATCTACTTAAATTATATTCAATTTAAAAATTGATATTTAATATTAATTTTTACTTATCATTTAAAATGAAAGGTAACCATTCGTTTAACATATATATTGAATCACCATTTATTAACTTTGAAGATTACTCTAACAACATAAAAAATTTAAAAAAATTAGGTCATAAAATTACAAATAAACGTTATTCATATAAAAATCAAAATGAACTTGTTATTCAATCTATAAATAATTCTGATTTAATTATTATTGATGCCACAAATTTTGTTAATTTTTGTTTAGAAGAATGGATGTATTATAAAGTAGCAGTTGAATTAAACAAAGAAGTATGGATCATATCAAACCAATCTTTGAACCAATCTAAATGTTTCAACGATTGGTTTGAAGTTTATAGCGAATTACACCCAGTTTAAATTAAATAACCATACTCTTAACATATAAAAATTTATTTTATTTTAATTAAATCTAATTTAATTAAAATGACTCATATAGTAAATACATTAAAAAATGTATTTGACTATAAATATGCTAATAAGATGGTTAAAACATATGATTTATCTGTTCAACTTAAAAAAGGACCTAAAGGAGTTTCTTTATTTGCTAAAAAACTAATAAAAAAAGGTAATATTATATCATACTATAAATTTAAATTATTTTCAGTTAAAAATTTTAAAGGTGTTAAAAAAGATATGTATGTAATGTCTGTATATACAAAACAATATAATTTTAATAATCGTCTATTAGGAGACTTATTTGAAGGAAGTCTAGAACAACCAAAGTATAATATACCATTCTGGGCTTATTTTTCAAACGAACCTTCTAAAAATCAAATAGAAAATTGCACCCTAGATCCAAATTTAAAAAGTAATTATCTTAATAGACATTCTGTTAAAGAAGGAGATACTATGATTTACAAACTTATAGCTACTAAAGATATAAATCCAGGTGAAGAAATTGTTTGGTGCTACGGTAATTCTTATTATAGAACTTACAAAGCAAATTGTAAGTAAAAATTGATTTTAATTTTTTATAATTATAAATTTATAAATGTCGCAATCATCAAATCTAAATAATTATGAACACATTGAAAATCACCAAAAAGCAAATATAGAAGAAACCAAACAAGCAGGTAAAGATCTTCCAAGCTACTTTAGGGTCTCGGCTTTTCGGTCAAATGAACACATTTTTAATAAAGCATTAGAACTACTTCACAATAACCAAAATGAAATTGCAAAAGAATCAAAAATAATTCAAAAATTAAAAGATGAATTAGTTATCCAAAATATGGAAGATAAACGCAATGAAAATGAACACATTTTTAATAAAGCATTAGAACTACTTCAAAATAACCAAAATGAAATTGCAAAAGCATCAAAAATAATTCAAAAAATAAAAGATGAATTAGTTATCCAAAATATGGAAGATAAAGATGAACACAATCAATATGAAGATGAACACAATCAAGATGAAGATGACAATCATGAAGATGAACACAATGAAGATGAACACAATGAAGATGAACACAATGAAGATGAACACAATGAAGATGAACACAATGAAGATGAACACAATGAAGATGAACACAAT